CGGGTAGAGGAGGTTCAGCGGCACGCTGATCGTTCCCAGGCTGATCCAGTTGGCGGTCGGCGGAATGTCGCTGTTGCTGGAGATGAGCGAGCGGTAGACCGTGGTCGTGTCATTGGTCCCGTTGCCGCGCACCAGCTCGCCGCTGTAGTAGGGCACGTCGCTCGCGCTCGCGCCACTGTTCAGCGTGAAGAGGCGCACCGCCAGGGGGCCGCAGTACAGCTCCCATTGGGACACGTCCGGGCCGGGCGTATGCCCGACGTTGCCCGCGACCGTGCTCTCCCAAATCTGCCCGCCGGACAGCACCAGGAACCCGAGGGCGTAGGTGGTGCCGATGGCGAAGGCCGGGGGCGCGATGGTGGTCGTGTTCGTGTCCACGGGGCGCAGCGCGGCCTTGCGGATCGTGAAGCGCCAGACGTTGCGGCGCATCTCGGCCTCGCGCAGATTGTCGTAGCACGAGCTGATCTCGGAGGCGGCCTTGCTGTTCTCGGTGAAGCTCGCGATCTTCCGCACGCCTACGTGCTGGCAGGTTCGGGCGGCAATGTCAACGACGGAACGGAAGCTCGACATAAGGGTCTCCTACTGGCGGCCCCTACTCAGCGGTGGGAACCCGCGTGATGGTCACGAAGTTCGCGGTCGTAGTCGTGATGACAACCTGATACTGACCGGGCGGAAGCTGGACCGGGGTGCTGTCCACGGCGGTCACGGTGATCGCCGGGGTGAGGGTCACGGGCGAGAACGTCACGCCATCGGCGTTCAGACGGTTCAGGACGACCGTGCCGGTGCCCGTACCCACGAAGTCGATGACGTAGTTGCCGCCCCGCAGCTCGAAGGTCGCGGACGTACCGGCAGCGGCATTGACGAACGGACGGACTGCTTCATAGCCGCGCATGCGGGTGCTCCTTTAAAGCGGGATCGAGGTGGAGCGGTTCACGTCCACGAGGAACCGGAAGATCGTGTCGAGCGCGTGCTCGATCTCGTTCTTCGTCCAGTTGGCGGTCCCGAGGATGCGGACCTCCAGGTCGCCCGCGCCGGGCGTCGCCGTGCCTTCGGTGACGGTCTGCGATCCGGCGGCGAGCGTGTCGATCAGTGCGCCGCGCGAGAGCGAGAAGGAAATGTCGGCCATCGGTGGGTCTCCTTACGAAAGGGTGCTGTCGGACTGGACTTGCGCGGTGATGGCGCGGAGCCCGGCGAGCAGTTGGTTCTTGGTCGTGACCACGCTGTTGTCGTAGGCGAGGGACACGTGGTTGGTCTGGCCGCTCGCGCCCTTGCTCTTCGGCTCGACGGAGATATCCCCGTTCTTGAGCGCGGTGCCGACAGCGACGTTGTAGTAGACGATGGCCATGTTGAACTCCTTAGCCTTCAGCTATACCACTACCGCGCGCCGCTTGCAAGAGCTGCGCGAAGGCGGCCTTGAGCTGATTGACGGTGGTGATCTTGGCGGTGTCGTAGGAGACCTGGAGGTCGCCCTGGACGGTGGGGAGCGCGGCGTTGGCCGTGGTCACGTGGGCCTGCGTCGGCGTCGCGCCGTCCGCGACCAGGACCGCCACAGCGGCGGCCAGGGCGGTGCCTCCATCATTGCCTGCCGAGGTGAAGATCGGCTGGGCCACGTCGGTCCCGGATTGGGTCGCCGTGCCCTTGGTGAGGATGAAGCCTGCGCGCGCCATGTTGGTCTCCAGAACGAGTTGTGGCGGCGGAAGCCAGACGGACTTTACCACAGCCTTTAAATGGGCGACCCCCACCGCCAGGAGGAACGCGGCGGCGGGGGTCGGATCAGGCGCGCTGAGCGAACGCGCCCGAGGGGTTAGTCGATGTACGAGACGGAGACGCCGAGGCGGCCCGTGCCGGTCGTCACGGCGGTCGTGTGGACCGTCCCGACGATATCGAAGAAGCCGCCCGGATCGCTCGTCAGGCCGAGGGCCTGCCAGAGCGGCTGGTTGTAGAGCGACAGGTTGTTCGCCCCGGCGGTCGCCATGTTCTGGAACACCTCGTCCACGCTGTTGACCGCGCTGGTGCAGTCAATGTCGTTGGCGAAGAAGTTCACGCCGGTCGTCGGGACCACGAGGCCCTGGTTCGCGACGGCGGTACCGTCCACGGTGCTGTCGGAGTAGTAGACCCCGAGTTGCACCTTGCCCGCGCCTTGGGCTTCGGAGGTGAAGACGACGTGCTTCACCTTGGCGTTCGTCGGAATGCGGACGAACTGGTAGGTCGAACCGGCGGCATCGGCGGCGACGGCGGTGGTGAAACCGCTGACTTCACGGAGGTAGCCGGGACCGCCTTCACCCGTGGTCGGGGTCAGCGGGGGGATGGTGTCCAGGTTGGTGATGGCCGTGGACTTGAGGTGAGAAGTACCCATGATCGTTTTCCTTCACGGTGAGAGGGGATGGTGGGAGAGCCGAAGCTCTCCCGGTGATCCGGCCCTTACGGGGTGATATCGGCTCCCGTGGTGTCCGAGCAGAGCACTTGGACCAGACGCCCTTGCTCCAGGCGCGTCGCGCCGTAGGAGGTCGAGGTGTAGAGGTCGTAGGGCTCGCCGCTCAGGTCGTTGCGGATGCTGACCCGGTTGGTCTGGTCCTTCCACATGCCGAGGTACATGCCGGACTTGACGCCCGCGATGACCTGACGCACGTTGGAGGTGACGGTCAGACGTTCCGAGACCACGATATCGAAGCCGAGGAAGCGCGTCACCTTGCCATCGACCAGCACGGGCTTGTCGTTGAACTCGGTGCTGACGACCTGCACTTGGTTGAGCAGATCGCTCTCCTGCTTCGACCCGATGACCAGGAAGGGGCTTTCGGCCTCCAGGTCCACGTGGTTGTGGCGGAAGATGCGCTTGGCTTCGATGAGCTTCGCGACCGTGAGGCCGGAAGCCGCCGAGGAGCCGAAGGTGGAGGCGACCACGTAGGCCGAGCTGAAGCTCGCCCAGGTCTCGCCGGACAGGCCGCCCGCGTCCGTCCCGGTTTGGGCGGTGCCAAAGGCGGCGGCGATGATCGCGTCGTCCCACGCACGACCGACCGCGTTGGCCGCGCCGGTCACGTACTGGGACTTGGGGTCCACGATGGTCTTCAGCTCATCGAACGTGTCGATCAGTTGGTCGATCTCGCCGTCCTGCGGGAACACCCAGCGACGAACGAAGTCGGCGTCGGTGCGGTTCTTGGGGGCGAAGCGACCAGCCGGGGCCTTGAGTTGGACCGGGCCGAGGTAGTTCACGGGCGAAGCCTGCTTGCCGACGTGGAAACCCTCACGGATTTTGCCGCGCAGCTTGCTGCCCATTTGTTGCAGACGCAGCTCCAGATTGGTCGAGAACTGGGTCGTGAACAGTTTGAAAAGGTTCTCGGACATTGCCGAAATCTCCTGCTAGGGGTTGAAGGCGCTACTCTTTGGCCTTGTCCTAGCGGGGGCCGATATCCGGCGGACGGCGCTTTAAAGGCGCTTGTGTCCCTATCTACTTGGGTGTCCGGCTCAACCCGGCTCGCCACGACCTCCTGCTTTCGCCCGCTCCGAGGAGCTGCTTATTCAGCCGGGAGGCACCCGTTCGATTATCCACAGATACACCCTCGAATTACGGGTGTCAACTAGTGGTGCATCTTTTTTAGCGTCAGGGCCAGACGAGCCCGTTTGCCCGCCGTGCCGCTGTCGCCCTTGTGCTCTTGCTCGTACTTCGCATTGGACACGCCCTCGCGCTTCGCGGCGGCGGTCATGGCCCCCGGATGCTTTATCGCCCCGGCGATCCAGTGCTTCTTCACTTCGGCCCCGCCGCCATCTGCTTCTTGAGGTCCGCCATCTTGTCCTGCCACGTCTGGTACTGGAGCGCGTTGGGCGGCCCATCCTTCTGTAGCTTGGCGAGCTGGTCGGCGGCGCTCATCTTCTGGTTCGCGTAGGCGAGCGCCTGATCGGCGGGCTTAAGCGGGTTCAGCGGCGACTGGGCGATGCTGTTGTTGATGCCGTTCCTGATGTAGTCCAGGAGGCTGTTGCCGGAACCCGCCATCGCCTAGGCCGCCCGTGAAGCTTCGGTGTCGTCGCCGACGATGATCTTCAGGAGATCGGACAGCTCGCGGTTGGCCGCCACGTCGCCGTTCGTGTAGCGCGTGACCCAGCCCTGGTCGTTCATCAGCTCGGCCTTGCGGGCGACCGCCATCTCCTGGGTCATGATCCCGCCGTTGCCGCCGGGGCCTTGGCCTTGGCCGACGAACTTGGCCTCGCCGTTCAGCTCGCCGACCCGACGCATGGCTTCCATCACCTTCGCGTAGCCGACTTGGTTCTCCAGGCCTTGGACCTCCTCGGGGGTCAGGCCGAGAGCCTGCGCGCCGCGTTGGGCGATGGCGAGGTTGATGGCCTTGTTGGTCCCCCAGTTCTTGTCCAGGGCGGCGTGCTCGTCGGCGAGCTTGGCCGTGCGCTCGGCGCTCTCGGCGGTCGATCCGGCCTCCACGTACTTGATGAACTCGGGGGCGAGCTGCGCGATGGCGGCCTGCGGGATGCCCGCTTTAAAGGCGGTCTCCTTCAGCCACGTGGCGAACTCGGGACCGGGCTCGGAGCCGTCGCTGAACTTCAGCTCGCCCAGCTCGTACTTGGCGGCTTCGGCGGGGACGCCGATCTTGGTGCGGAACGCGGCGATCCCGGCCTCGTCGGAGGCGTCCTTCGGGAGGTGGACCACGCGGTCGGCGGGGACACCGATGAACTTCTCAGCCTCCCGGTGCGCCTGGATCGCGGCCAGGGCGACCTCGTTCGCGGGCTTGTCGTGCCAACCCTTGGTCTGGATATGGCCGATCAGCTCCGCGTCAGCGCCGTCGAACCAAGTCTTGGCCGGGGCGGCGGCTGCGGCAGCGGCGGCTGCGGCGTCGGGGGAAGCAGCGGCTAGGGCTGCGGCTGCGGCATCGGGGGCTTCGCTCATTCGTCTATCTCCTTATCGCCAAGATCGGCGGGGTTCAGTTGTCTCCCAGCGTATATCTCATAGAGCTGGTCGGGCGTCAAGTTCAGATGCTTCTGAATTCGCAGCCACACCTCGCGCCGCCCGACGAGAACGTCGGACAGTCGTGGGTCGATGTTCCAGGCGTTCTCATCCGCCCGGCAAAATTTGGCGAGGTCGTACAGCACCCCTTGCCCGCTCGGGCTGGTGAAGGTGAGCTGGTAGTCGATCTTCCGCCTACGGAGGAAGTCCCACGTCGCCCGGATGGGGTTCTTCATCGGTGATCCTCAATGAGGAGCTGCTGCCCCGGAGGGCCGCCGCCTCGTGCGCGTTGCTCGCGGAGCGCATCATCGAAGTCGCGCCGCCCGGTCGAGCGGACCTGATGGTCCATGTGCGGGTTGACCCGGAAGCTCTCGATCAGGGCGCTCGTCTTTAAAGCGTCCTCGGGATCGTGGGTCAGCCCCGCGACGTGGGTGTTCGTGCGTTCGGCCCAGCGGCGGATGATCCCCGTCTCCGTGTCGAGCGTGACTAGAACTGTCATTGGCCCGTCTGTCCTCCTTCGGGCGGCTGCGGCTGCGAGATACCCGCTTGTGCCTGGGCCGCGTGTGCCTTCATCAGGGCCGCCGCAGCCGGGGCCGCTTGGACCTGTTGCTGCTGCTGAGCGGCCTGCGCTCGTTGCTGACGTTTCGCCGCGACCGCCTTCGGGTCCGAAGTCCAGCTCTCGGGGACCGCCTGGATGAAGGCAATGTCCGGGATCGCTGTGTCGAAATCGAAGTTGTCCATGATCGACACGTCTTGCGTCACATTGACGATTTGCGTCGCCATGTCAACCGTCCGCATGAAGCCCGCCGCCTCCTGCGCGCGTTGGGCGCGGGCCAGGGGCGAGGTGTAGCTCACGCTGTACCCGCCGCCCGCCTGTTGCAGGATCGGGGGCTGGGGCGGCAGCGCGCCCATGTAGGCGAGGAGGTCCAGCTCGCGATCCACCATCGGCCCGAGGTATTCGGACTGCTGGCGGCCCATCGTCGGGGCGATCAGGATGCCCTTCTCGTTCGTGCGCTCGATGACCTCGGTCGCGCTCATCTGCGGGCTCTCGGTCAGGATTTGGAACAGCGTCACCAGGAAGGCGTCGTTGATGAGGTTCCGCTCCTCCTCCATCATCTCCTTGGTGATCTGGATGGAGCCGGTCGGGAGGATGCCGACCAGGGGCTTACCGTCCGCCGTCATGCCGCCCTTGTTCATCGCGCCGGGCTGCATGTTCACGTCGATCAGCCCGTCGTCCGCCGTCAGGAGCACGGGGTCGCCCGCGCGGTGGCCCTGCTTCAGGAACACGCGCTTCTCGGCGTTGAGGGTCTTCAGGGCGGGCAGCACCATCATGGCGGGCGAGCGCCCGTAGACTTCCATGGGGGCTTGGTCGTAGCGCGAGATCGCCAGAGGGAAGCTGTGGTAGCCGCCGCGCCCGAGGATGCACTGACCTTCGATGCTGACGTAGTAGCTGGAGAACTTCATCCCCTTGGGGCCGAGGTAGCCCTTCTCGTAGTCGGCGTTCGGCGCGACCCGGTGGAGGAAGTTGAACTTGGTCTGCGACTGCTGCTCCAGCGCGGGGACCAAGCTCTCCGGGAGCTTGTCGCGCCCGAACTGCTGGACCGCCTGGAGGGCCGTCAGCCTGAACCAGCGGATGAAGCCGTCCACGAGGCCCTGGTGGTTCTCCCGCAGGAACAGTTCGCCCAGCGGGATCGCCTTGTAGCGGAGGCCGCGCACGAGCGCGCCCCCGGCGTCGCGGGCTTGGTCGATCAGAACGCCGCCGGTCCCGAAGGCCCCGAGGCTCTGATACTGCTGCTGGTTCTGGCCGGAGAAGTTCGCGAGCGGCGCGTAGCGTTCTTTAAAGAGCGTGCGCGTCGTCTGCTCAAACCAGAGCCGGGCGTCGCGGTTCTTCATCACGTCGTCGTTGTCGGAGGCGAGCCCGTGCCACACCATGTTGCGCGGCGTCAGGAGGCTATCGCAGATCGCGCCGAAGCGGTGCAGCGCCATCATGCCCGTGGCGTCGATCTGCTGCTGCGTCTGCTTCGTGCCGGGCCAGTTGAAGTTCCCGTAGAAGAAGGTGTTGCGGTAGTTCGGGAGGATCAGAGCGGCGACCTCTTCCCAGTGCGATGCGAAGGTGTTCCTCCAGAGCTGCATCTGGCCGAACTCCTGCATGCAGTCGCGCAGTAGGGCCTCGTCGCCTTCGCTCATCTGGTAGTTGTTCTCAGCCACGGTATGGGCCTCCCGGCACCGAAGGAATGCGCTGGACCGCGCGAGCGAACGCAGGCGTAGCCTTGCACTCGGGGCAGGTTACGGCGAGCTTATGTGGGGTCGAGATTAGCACGCCACCAGTCCTCTTGTCCAGCCCACACGCGGTCTCCCAGTCGTGACCCATCAGGTGGGTCGTCATGCGGGCTTACCGAGCAGCATGTCCGCCGCCCCGTAGAGCGCGGAGTTGCCCTCGCTCAGCCCCATCATCTTGCGGCGCTTGGCGAACTCCTCGGCGGACGCTTGGTCCTGGAGGTTGTTGCCGAGCCCCGGCAGGCCGAGCATCTGGCTCGCGTTGACCGCGACGCCAGACGGCATCTGGGGACCGTTGGCCCCGAGCATGGAAGCAGCGTCGAGGGGCATCTAGGACTTCGTGGGGACCGTGATGCACTGGAAGGTGTAGCCCGACACCTCGGGGTCCGCGTTCGCCTTGAGGCGCTGTTCGGCGGCCTTGGCCTCGCACGCGGCGAGCGACGGCGCGCGGATCGCGGCGATGTAGGGCTCGCGCCCGACCGAGCTGAAGAACGTGACGGCGACGAAGAGTAGGATCATGACGGGCTCCCGACTGTCAGAAATTTGTGTACGTGCTTCTGACATGCACCTAGAACAGATCGAAGTCAACCCCCGATGCGATCCCGCCGTTCTTCGGTCGCACCGGCCCGCCGCCCGGCCCCAGCGCCACGGCGCGGCTGAACCGCTTCATCATGATCGCCTTCTGGAGCGCCGACAGGATATCGTCGTTGACCTTGACGATCTGGCCGTCCTTGCGGTGGTAGAGATCGAACTCCTCCCAGAACTCGCCCAGGTGCGCCGGAGCTTTAAAGCGTCCGGTGGTGATCCGCTCTTGCAGCTCCATGATCGCGGCCTCGGTGCTCACGCCGCCCTCCGGCCACGTCGCGTGTTCGGGGAGCATGATGAGCCCGCCCTGCTTCCGGTAGCTGGTCGCCAGGGTCTCGCCCGTGCCGTCCTTCGACCGCTGGGTGCCGTCTTGCGGCCACGCCACGGGGACGTTCCGCCCGATCATCTTCATCTGGTAGGCGTGCTGGAGCGGCAGCGCCCCGGCGACCCGGTGGGTGAAGTGGAGGTGGATCACGTCGTTGTCTTTGTCCCAGATGATGAGGGCCGCCGCGAAGGGGTGGTCGATGCCGAAGTCGATCCCCCAGAGCTTGGTCCAGTAGGCCGGGATATGCGAGAGCGCGGGCTCCAGCATCATCTCGTGGGGGTAGGGGAAGATGCGCCCCGAGCCCATCATGGGGATGCCGCGTGCGCGAGCGTCGCGCTCGTGGGCTGGCCATGCGTCGATGATCGCCTGCCGGTCCTCCGGCGGGATATGCTCCGCGTCGTCAATGGTCATGGTGACGACCTGACGGTTCGGGCCGGGCTCCTGGAGGAACTTGCGGACGACCTCCGACATGCCCTTCAGCGGGGTGAAGGTCGTGAAGACCATGCCCTTCGTCGCGGTGGTCCGCGTCACGATCTCGGAGTACACGTCCTCCGGCGGCTCCTCGTCGCACCAGTCGAAGTCGATGGGCTCGCCCTGGTGCTTGGTCCGGCCTTGCTCGTAGGACTTGAAGGTCAGGGTGCTGGTCCCGTCGCACGTGCTGTCCGGGCGGTAGTGCTTGACCTGGATGGTGTCATAGGCGTCCGTGACCCCTCGGGCCAGCGACACGTCCACGAAGTCCTCCTTGGGGATGAAGCCGGTGCCGAAGTCCGCGACCACGCCCGGCGGCCCGCACAGCTTCTTCTGCTGTACGTCGCGCACGAGCAGTCCGGTCTCGCCGTCCGCCCAGGCCCGCACCGGGCGATCCCAGCGGCGGCCCACCCATTCGTCCCCGTACCGCCCAGTCAGATGCTTGGCCGTCTCGAAGCCCCCGGTGTCCGACTTCCCGTTCTGGTTCCCTGCCATGAGCAGCCGCTCGCGCACGGTCGCGCCAAGCCGGATGAACTCCTTCTGCTTGGGGTAGGGCGTCCAGAAGTCGAGCTTCCTGAAGGAGCGACGGTCTGCCGCTGCCTCCAGGGTCTCGATCAGCCGGGCAAGGGCCGGGTTGTAGGTCATGCCCTAGAGCTTGGCCTTGACCTCATCCGCCAGGGCGTGGGCTTCCTGCACGGCGGCGCGGTAGGCCGCACCAGCTTCCTGCCGGACCTTCTCGGCGGCGGGGTCGAAGTGGCTCTCGACCCATTCGTCCACGCGGTCGGTCCAGTCGTGGAGCGTGGAGGCGATCTTCTCGGCGGCGGCCTTCAGCTTGGGCTCGTAGGCCTTCACCTCGTCCGACACGTGGGTCGCCGCGTCAACCGACAGGGTGCCGAGGCGTTCGATGAACTGGTTCGTCATAGGGTCTCCTTTAAAGCTTCGGTTGTCCAGTGCGGTCGGCGACCGACTGGTAGAGTTGGTGCGCGGCATAGTAGGACCCGAGGGTCTTCACTCGGTCGCCGCGCGCCCCGAGCGATATGGCCGCCATGTCCAGGTTCGCGGCTGCGCGCTCCAGCTCATGGGCTTCGATGGCATAGTCCGGCTCGATCTTCTTCGCCAGCTCGCGGCATTGCGCGCCCAGCTTCGTCTGAGGGGTCTTGCCCTTGAAAGGTCCGGTCATCAGAATTCCTCCTCCGGTTGGACTGTCCACATATCGGGTTCCGCCGGGCCGGTCAAGACCTTTTGGTCCGTCACGTCTACGAACTCGGCGTCCACCCACTCGACCCCGGCAGTCCCCAGGAGGGTGCGCGGGTCCATCCCCAGCCGCCGGGCGAGCTGCACGACCTTCTCGATCTGCTGCGCCTCATCCAGGCTGTGCTTGTGGTTGTGCTCCACCTGGAGCGCGGCGACCATCCCGTTCTGGGCGAGCACCCGTTCGATGGCTTTAAAGTGATCCTTGTGGGTCGGGTCCTTGACGATCTCCATGAGCGCGGCGACCGCCTTGAACCCGGAGATGCGGAACTTCTCCTGGGCCAGCTCCCTGATCGCTTCCAGCACGTCCTCGCTATGGACGTTGCGGTAGCCCGCCCGCTTCTGGGCCTCCTGCGCCTGGGCCGGGGTGGCGCTGTCCTTGCCGTAGCCGGAGCGGCGCGCGGCCCCCGATGCGTTCTCGTCGTTCGCGTCTAGGTACGCCATGACCCAGGCCCGCTGTTGTGGCGAGATTTTGAGCATGGCAGGCCCCATGCCTTCGGCATCGGCGACCGGCGGATAGAAGTCGAGGGTGTGGGCGGTTTCACTCATGTCCCCATGGTACACCCCGGTTCTACGGGGGTCAACCGAAATTTTTCAATGAAGTCTGAGGAGGGGCGCACTGTCCACCTCGGTACACCCTAGCTGGGGAAAGTCGCCGCGAGCGAGAGCGTTGGGAGGCATACATACGCGGGCGGCGAAAGCAAGACCCACCCCGGCCCCCCACCGGTCTTACAACTGTAAACTGGAGGTCGATTTACAACTGTAATACGTAGGTCGCGTTTACAACTGACAAGCGGACGCATGCGCTATGCAATCGCCCCCGATGAGGTGAGGCACGAGAGGCGCGTTAGCAGATCGGACAGACATAGCGAGCCGGGCATATGGCGAGCGCGTCATATGGCGAGCCTGCTATATAGCGGGTTTACGGTTCGTTAGGGTTTGGGCTACACAGTGAGGGCGTCAACAAGCAACGGAGCAACCCCAATGCGTAAGCGTTACACAGAAGCCGATTGGGCCGCAGCGCGCGGCACGGAACAAGAAGCGATCATGTGCGAGACCCTTGCCAGCGAGCGCCTTCAAGAGCTGCAAGCGCGGACGGTAGCAGGCGCGGCGCTCGACGTGGTGGCGGACCTCGCCCGCGACTATGCCGCATGGGCGCAAGATGGGCGGCTAGTTCGTCGCCAGCTCGCCCGCGCGGCCAAGCAACAAGGGCTTGCGGCGTGAGCGCCTTCGAGCGCGAGGAGCGCGCCAGCATGCGCCTGCGGCGGCTAGCCGTAGGGCTCATGATCGCCAGCGGCTTTAGCGCCGTGGCTTGGGCTCTGATCCTCTGGGGAGGTTGGCACGCGGCATGCGCCTTGCACGTCATCCCCACGGAGGCTAGCGCGCCCATTTCCCACGTGCTATAGCCGCCACGCCATAGGGCTTTAAAGCCCCCAAGCCGGGAGCGCGCAAGCGTGGCCCGGCTGAAGGCGTGAGGGCTTCGGCCTTCGTGGTCTTTGACATTGTGAACCGAATGCGCGGGCGATACTCAAGGCGTCGCTAGGCTCCGCAACCTGGAGCCTTTGCCATGCACTATGATATCGCCTCCCTGATCCTCCGCGCCGCGCTTGGCGTGTTCTTCGTCATCTCTGGCGCTCACAAGCTCTTGCATCCCGTGAGGCGTGCGGAGCTGGCCCAAACCTTTAAAGCGGCCAAGGTCTATAGCCCCTTCATGATGGCGGCTATTCCCCTCGGCGAGTTCTTCGGCGGCTGGGCGCTCTTGCTTGGCTTCCTTACCCCCGTGGCCCTCTTGGGGCTCATCCTGATATGCACGGGGGCTTGCGTCCTCGACGGTCTCAAGCGCATTGCCACGTGGAAGCCCCTGGACCGGGCTGATTACGTGGCGGACGTGCTCTATCTGCCCGAAATCCTCTACGTTATCATGATGCTAGCCCTTCTCTTCCTTGGAGCTGGCAAGTATTCGCTTGATAGTCTTCTCTATCCCCTCATTCGCGGACTGATCTTCGTTCGCTAACAACAGCAACGCCTAGCGTCGCCTTTAGTATCCCCCGCGCATTCGGAAGCAACCTTTAGAGGAACGGAACCGAATGCGTATCAAACTGCACCCTAAGCTTGCGGCGATTACTAAGCGCCCCAAGCATTTCGCACGGCTTGGGCTAATATACGCGGCCCTTGTCCTCCTCTTCTGTGACCTGATAGCGGCCCTATGGCCAGCTTTCGAGGTCATATGGTCAAACAAGATCGCACACGTTGGCGTTGGGCTTGCCTCAATACTTGCTGTGTTCGTCGAGACCATTCACGAAGAGGAGGAGGAGCGCCATGACTAAGCCTAAGCTTGTCTTCCGTGTGGAAGATGAAACCGGGCGCGGGCCGTATAACGGTCTCATCGGGACTACGGCGTTTCATGACCTGAAGCGCAACCCCCCGCCGGGCCGTGATCCGCTAATCAATGAACCTGGAGTGTTGGCGGACTATCTGCCCCCGCCCATGTTCATGCCCCCTACGTTTGTCTTTGGCTTCTCCCATGCCAAGCAAGCGCAAGCGTGGTTTTATGATCCTAAGATCATGAAGCGCGAGAAATGGGAGGCTTTCGGGGCTCACGTCGAGGTCTACAAGCTCGATAACACCCCTGGAACCCTAGCCGAAGCCAAGGCGCAAACAGTATTCGTCACCACGCATACTAAGCCCCTTGGCGAATTGCCGCTTAGCGATCTTTGGGAGGATACCCCCGAGGAAATGGAAGCTGAAGCGGCCAAGCTCTTGACCACAAGGAAACAAACCCATGTCTAAGCTGAACCTCTATCGTTACTTCCTGCCCCTCGCGACGAATGCGGGGCTCTCGACCGAACGC